CATCAAAGATTGCCACTTCTGCCCGCGCAACGCTGATGTTGTTGGTGGAGTATGACGGCGTTCCCAATGGCGTAGCAGTCACTGCGGCTTCCACCGTGATCGAGCCGATGCCGCTTGTGGCTGCATAGATTGGCCCAAAGAATCTTTGCGTGTAGATGTCCTGCCCAATTTCAATGCTGTTGCCATACGCCAGTACCGCATCCTTGATTGCCTGATCTACGTCGGCGGGCAATGGCTCTTCCGGGGTGATCAGGTTCACACTCACGCGCACCCACGCATAGACCTCGGTCGGACGGCTGAATTTTGTCACCTGACCGTCGCCGTTGTCATCAATCACCGTAATTGTGGTGTTGCCATGTGTTTCAATCCCGGCGGGCTTTACCTCAAAAACTTTGTTCCCAACTGCCTGATTGATTCCGCCTTTCACGACAACCTCGACGGAATGCGGCGGCAATCCGAAAACATCCGTTGCATTGGTGCGGTTTTCATACACCGCCACATACTCGACAGAATCCACCTCAGCGAGAATCCGCGCCCGCATGGATTGAACCGTAGCCGCCCCAGTCACGCGCACGCTGGTCAAATGACGCAACCGCAATTCTTCATCCGTTTCAACAAAGCGCCCGGTGTCACCATCCGCAAGGTTACTGATCGCATCCCATCCGACAATGCCGCTGTCAATTTGCGTCAGCGTTCCGGTTGGCAAAACATAAGCGCCAAGGTCAAGGCAGGTGAAAAGCGCCGGGGAACCCAGAAGGGTAATGGTGAGCTTGCTATCCACAGTCAGCGGAAAAGCCGACACAAGATCGGCCTTGCGCAACCGCACTTTGTCATTTGTGGCCGTGGCCTCAAACTCATCAGGATCAAACGCTGCCGCAAGGCCTGTGGCAATCTCTGCCGCCGTTGCCGTGCCATCTGCCGTGTAAACCACCGACACGCCGCCCGCGATAATTTGATAGTTCCCGCTATTCACCACCGTGGAAACGGTAATCTCCACGTCCCCGGCATTGGCGCGGGAAATGACAGCATCGGCGCTTGTGGCGTATTGGCGATTGTCTGTGGCTCGCGCCAGAACGCCAGCGGGCACAAGCGTGCCTTCTGTGCCGTAAAGCATCGCCGTCACGGTCGTGGGAGCCGCTGCAAGGCGTGTCAAACCGATAAACGACACCGCGCCATCAAGGGACGTGCCCTCGGCGCTGTATGGGTACATGGAATCATAGCAATTCTGCAGCGCCTCATAAGCATCATCGAGCGCCGCAGAAAAGATTCCGATAATCTGCCCGGTGACAGAATCAGGCGCGGTGTTGACAGATCCAAGGGCATCCTTGAACCGCTGATCATAATCCGCCTTAATTTCATTCAGGCGTGGCCGGGTGAATCCTGTAGCAGTGAGCGTCATACTGAAACCTCGACCAGTCCAAATGGCGTATCTGCCGTGAATGTAACAGACAATGTGCGCTGTTGCGCGGAATAATTATAGCTCAATTCCTGAATGGATCGAACGCCCGACACTTCAAGAATGGATTGCCGCAAGGCCGCAATCGCCCCCGAAAGCGTCAATTGCTTTCCAAGGATGGATTGCAGATAGGGAGTACCGAATTCTGTATCCAGAAACCATTCACCGCGCCACAGTTTTAGCTTGATCAGCAACTGTTGGCGCACAGACTCGGCTCCGTCCAGCAACACCAGATCAAAGGCGCTGATTTTCAGATCATGGGTATCGTCAAGCGCAAGGTCAGACATTGGGCGCTCCTGTGTTGCCGCTGCCGGGCGTTACGCCGCTATGCGTATGTGTGCCGTCAATCTTTTTGCCAAGCGATGTGATCGAGCCAGAAACGTGAACAATGTCGCCGCTGATCGTCGCCGCTGCACCGCCGCTGCCCGTGCCAGACATACCCGCCTGATAGGTCAACAGCCCCTGCGTGGTAAGCGTGCCTGTGTTGGTTGTGGCTGGCGTTGTGATCGTCACACCACCCGGCGCATTGATCGTCAAAGCCCCACCTGATGACAACTTCAGAAACGCCCCACCAAAGAACATCATCATGGTGGCGTTATCGTCGGACGGCGCGGCAGATGCACCCAGATCACACATCACCGCATAAACGTCCTGTAGATCGAACATCCGGCGGTCGTCTGTACCGTCAGTGGCCTGTTGCGAGAACACTAGCAGGCACCTGTCACCCGGATTCACAGGCCCTTTAACGCCTGCCTGCCCTCCAGCAAATGACGGCCAGCACACACGCGCATTCGGGATGATCGGATATTCCAGCGCGTCACCATCGGCAAAGTGTTTCTTTCCCGTTGGCTTGACCTTGGCAAGGCCATTGGCATAACTCACAATCGTGCCGGGAATGGCCGTATTCACGTCAAACAACTGCGAGCGAACAAGCCCGACAAGCGCATCAATGATATTTGTTGACGACTCGGCCATCAGCGCGTGTACCTCAGCGTTAAATAGGTTTGCCACTCTTGGCTGTGAGTATCACCGTTATGGGTTAGTTCTTCAATGCGGAAAAACTCGCCATTGATGCCAACGGATTTAATCTGCACATAACCGCCCGGCTCCAGTGTTGGTTGTAGCAACGTCCGCGCTTTGTATCCAAGCACCTGCAAGACCTGTTGCACCTCTCCGTCTTCATCCCGCTGCGTGGTGCGCCGCACCCCTGGTTGATCCGCAGTGATGCCGTCCTTGGCGGCGGCCTTCTCCGTCATGGTTTTGGATTCCTGTTCCGGGGAATCAATCAAGCCCGTGTCAGGTGAAAGCACAATGGCCTGTTGACGGTAAATGCCGCCTTTTTTGATAATCTGCACCTGCCGATTCTGAATCGACCATTCCAGATCGGCAAAGTCACAGACCTTATTCATGGCATCGCGCAAGCGCCCAACAAAGGCAAAGCCGTTGATGTATTGCCTGTCCACAATGCCCGTCGGAAATTGGCGCACAGGCAGATTGAAGCGGCCAGACAGATCACGCAACACCTGCAATGCCGTTGCGCCGCGTTCGTACGCAACGGAAACTTTTGTATCGCGGTACTCCAGCAGGCCGTCCTGCATCTCGACCCGCGTCACCCAATCTGGGCCTTCCCGCGTTGTCAGGCTGCGGCTGATCGTGCCTGTGAAGATCGTCACCGCGCCGATATCCTGCGCGTATCCGGCTTTCAGGATGATGATGTTGCCAATGACAGACAACAGCTTCTGCGTGTCTTTGGAAGCATTGAACACCGACAGAGTGCAATTATTCGGCGTGGCAACAGCGCCCTTCTGGATGCTGAAGGCCATGCGAAGATCTTTGATCTCGCGGCCAGCGCCACCAGACGGCCCTACAGTTAGCGATGCAACGCGGTCAAACAGCATCTACTGATCCCACTCCGAATCGCCGCTATCCCATACAGAAGCTCCGCTATCCCAGATGGTGCCAAGGGGAACGGCTGCCGTTGCAACGGTCACAATCTCAACAGGCGCAACCGGGTCAGGCTCATAATAGTACAAATTATGGGTTGTTCCCATATCCTCATAACTTGGCCGGGATGATGTGCCGTTTTCCTGAATGAAAAACAGTTCACCCGGCGGCAACAGCGTACTTTTGAAACGGGATGTCAGGCCAAAATCCTTCACCATTTTGACGTTGCTCAAAATGGGTTCATCATCAGCCGTATTGATTGACAGCGACCAGTACCCGAAACGATCATTCCACAGCACACGCAAGATGTAGGGATTGCCGGAAAGTTCCACATTCAAGCGTTGGTCTGATGTTTCAGGACTCAATGGGATAATGGAAAAATCAGCCATTTTATCTCCTGAAAATTGCAGATATTGATTCTTTAGCGTCCTGCACAAATCCGGGAATATTATCTATAATCGCGTCTAAAGCCGCCTGTTCTTTCTGGCTGTTTTCCGGTATTGATTGCGCTTGTTTTTTTCCGTTTTCCTTGGTGGCTTCCGTCTTCCTTGCTGTTGATCCCTTCTCGCCGCCAGCCTTGGACGCTTTCGTCGGATTGATCCCGACAGGCACGTCCACGACCTGCGTTGCAACCTTGCGGATGTTCACGAATTCCGCGTTAAACTCTATCGCCTCACCCTGCGCCGCATTGCGGGGGATGACCACAGATGTCAGCACCATGTTATCATAATTACGATACTTGGTGTAAACCGTCATTGGCTCCCGCAACTTGATAAGCTGATACAGGAAGTCAAAGACGGGCTGCGTCCGTGTCTGTGTCGGGGTGACGTTAAAAAGCCCACTCAGATTGGCGCTGGTGTAAATCGGCGCATCTGTCACCACGCCGCTAATCCGCAGCTTGTCGGGCATCTCAATGACGTGATCCGTCACAGGCGCGCCGACCTCGACAGGATTCATCGTGGCATCAGCTTGCCATTCATGCGATTCGTCAAGAGTGGCATCAAGCTCGATATTGCCAAAGGCATTGCCGAACGACGTTTGAAACCGCTGCCCGCCAAAGAAAAGCCCGATCATCGTGCACCTGCCACATTTGTAATGTATTGCGACAAAGCATCACCGGAAATACTTGCGATGCTGCGCGCCTGCGCCTCAGGTGTTCCGGGCGGCACATCAACATTGATTGTGACATTCACATTGCTTTGCACTGGCCTTCCATTCGGCCCAACATCTATAAAACCTGAATACGGCCCAACATTAGGCTTAGGTGCAAGCATTCCTTTTTCAAAACCCATTTTTTGCAAAAGCGGCTCCACAATCCCTTTGATGCCACCTTCAATTTTTGCGCCAAAATCAGAGATTTGATCAAAAAAAGGCTTGTCGCTTGATAGCATTTTATAAACTTTATCAATCAATAAAGCCATAAGCAGAAGTCCTGCAAAAGCTCCTAAAAATCTTGCTCTTGCCAAAAGCAGCTGCCTATTCATTAAATCTAATTGCTTTACAAGATAAATTCCAATCATAATACCAGCAAGGCGAGCTGAATTTCCAAAGCCGCCCACTGCATCTTTAACGTATAAAACTGATCCTTGAATTTTATCAAAACCATTTACAATGCCAGCGGCAATCCGCGTGACCGCCATACTTTCGCGGTTCATGCGGTCAATCATGGCGGTGAATTCGTTCCGCACGATCTGCGTTGCGCCGCCAATGGTCAGCGGAATCGAAAGCATCTGCTTTCGGATTGCCGGTGCCATTTTCTGAAACGCCAGTGCCAAATCCTTGGCGACAAGCTCGCCATTGGCCGACATATCGTAAAGTGATCCAAGGGTGATCTTGGTGTTGCCCGTGACATCCTGAAGCGCCACAACCATCTTTTCTTTAAAGTCTGTTGACAGCCCTTCCATGAATGAGCGGAACTCGTCACCGTCCAGCTTGCCTTTCTGGAACGCCTGCGAAAGCTGAAGCGTGACGGATGCGGCTTCTTCCGTAGTTGCGCCGTTAATTGCCAGTGCCTGTGAAATGGCATCTGTGACGGTCAAGACTTCTTCTTGTGTTTTAAGATAGTCTTTTGTTGCCCCGGCAAGCCGCACATACAAAGTGCCGTACGCATTCAAAGACGTTCTAGCAAAGTTCGCACGTTCGACCAATTCATCAAACGCCGCGCCAGCGTCTCCAATGGTTTGCGGCACAAGCGCAAGCCGCGCCCGCAGGCTTTGAGCGGCATCGGCAACACGGGCAAGAGAAGCGGCTGAGGCAAAAGAAAGGTAAGCCTGAAGCATCAGGCCAATGTTTGAACGTGCCTCCAGTGCCGCACTGGATATTTCGTTGGTTTTTTTCTTGAGATTATCGGCAGCTTCCTGCCCGCGCCGCAATGCGCCTGAATCAACAGTAAATCCTAGTTTTGTAATAAGCTCGCGGATGATCATTTCAGAGACTCATGGTATTCTGCTTCGATATCCGCCTGCATATCAAGGAGAGCATTCAGCGTGTGCAAATCCTCAATGGTTGCGGTTCCGTCCTTTACATCCCGCAGCGTCACCTTGCCAGCAAGGATAGGCCGCCAAATCCATAAATCCGCCTCGACCGAATCCGCCAGATCACCAGCGTTTACTGTTCGGCTGTCTTTCCTCCGACGAGACCGCCAAAGCGGCTCGCCAGAGATTTTATAAAAGGGCCAAATTGGTGCTTTGCGACAAGGAAAATCAGCTCATAAAAATCGAACAGATTCTCAGTGGTGAAGCAAAGATCAACATCAGTGCCGCTTTTGATTTGCCGCTTGTTTTCCACGCTATACACACGGGATTCAGCGAACAGCGGAAACACAATATCGTCAATGATCTTTTCATCCAGATGCTCGGCCAGCAGCATTGCCGCTTCCTTCACATCCACATCGCCGATAGAACCCTTTTGCGACACAAGCGCTCCCAGGACAGGCACAAGCACCTTCTGAAGTCTCAAAAAAAGCTTGTTTGCGGCGAAGGCGTTCATGCGTACACAGGTATACTCACGATTGCCGACGATAAAGGTTTCCGTTGTCATCAGTTGCCCCCGTGGAACATACGCAGGTCAGCAGCGGTAAACACCCACACGCGCTCGGAAACTTCCTTGCCAAGTGTCAGCTCTGGAATGGTCTTGATCCAGCATTGCGTAGCGGCAGCCAGTGAACGCCCGGAAAGATCCACAACGGTGATCGGGATAACGGCCTGTCCGCCATTTGCCAGATCGTCAATGTTGACCAGAGCGGACAACAGATCGTTTGCGCCGCTGGTTTGCAGCAACCGAAACTCAAACTCGCCCATGCGGTTTGAATTGCGAGCGCGTGCCACACCACCGTCAGTGCCGACGCGGGTTGTGTAATAGTCCTCGCTGGCGCGTGCAATAACAGCATCGCCATCAGAAAACGCCGTCACGATAACGGGGCCAACCGTCACCACGACTTGCGAGGGATCATAAGAACCGGAAAGGGTTGCAGCCATGATAATTCAGCTCCTAGAGTTCATAAGCGAGAGCGCCAGTGATCTCGACCACATGGATCGCACCAGCAAGGCGGGCGGTGAATGACAGATCAAGAATCCGGCTGGCTTTGACCTCTGCCGAAACGGCAGACGCGCGGGGATAGGTGATGACAAAGCCCGGAACCGTTGCGCCTGTGGCATCAAGTTCATCCGGGGCAATGCCGCCGACGTTCTGGCCTTCTTGCAGCGAACGGCGCAGGTTGTTGACGCACAGCGCAATCCCCTGATCCGTATAAGGCACTTTGTCACGGTTAATCAGCATCTGCACCATCGATACCTGAATAGTGTCCTTGAGCCAATCCCGGAACCGGATCACATCAATCCATTCACCGCCAGCGGTCTTGCCGGGGTTGGTGAGAGCAATGCTTTCCTGATAATACTCAAACGTGTTGCCGCCCTTGTTGAAGATCGTCTGGCGGTTCGTGGCGGTGATCTTCGGCACCGTAATGCTCGACAGCCCTTTGAGTGCCCACGTTTCAGAACCCGGCTGGATCGTAAACACCCGCGCCGCCCAAGCTGCATCCGGGTATTCCGTAGCGGCATTGGGATGATACAGGACAGCAGTGCGGAAATAGTTGGTTGCCTTAAGCTGGCTGATAAGGTCAGTGGAAACACCGACGTTCAAAACATCAGCTTCATCAGTGGCCGTGATGAAAAGCTTTTCGTTGGCTTCCACCCATTCGGCAGCGTCAAGCTGCGTCTGCTTCACCCGCTCGGCCATTACAAGGCCGTACCATTCCGGATCTTCATCCAGAATGGCGTTCAAGTCATCTTCAACCGCAGTGCCAGCGGCAAGCGGGGAGATTGTGCCCCATTGCAGATTGGTCAGAAGTTCGATGGATGAAATGTTCGTGCCAATCCACGCCAGCTCAAGCGTGTTGCCGACCACGGTTGCCGTGATGATTTCATCCGTGTCAGCAGCCACAGCGGCAGCAAGGCCCGCCACAATCTCAGCGGCAGTGGGTGTGCCGTCAGCGGTGAAGCTGTAGGTTTCATTGCCAACCTTGAATGAATACACACCAAGGGCAATCAGGCTTGACGGCTGGATCACGCCTTTCAAAACAGCGCGGCGGCCAACTTTGAGCTTTGTCGGGCGCGGCGTTTGCGAGAACGCATCAGACAGCGCCGTTTTGATATATGGCGGAAGATCATCCTCGGCAGCAGCGGCATAGCTGGTATAAACGCGCACCCGCTCAGGGAACGTCATCAGC